GGAAAGTTCGACGCCATGGACGAGCGGCTGAAGCCGATCCAGGCGATCGGCGAGCGCCTCCAGGACGTGCTTGTCGAGCAGGCCAAGAAACTGGGGAATGCAGCATGAGCCTTGGTATCGATTACACCGAGATGATGCGCGAGGAAGCGCGCCTGGTCATCTTGAAAGAGCTGTCCATCCAGCCAAACGAGAGCCTCTCGTCGAGCATGATGGAGCCAGCGCTGCGAACATTCGCGATCTACCAGGAGCGCCCCTGGATCCACCTACAGCTCGACTTCATGGCGAACATGGGCGCCATCACCGTCCTCAACGCAGGCTCGGTCAAGATCGCCAGCTTGACTGATGCGGGCTGGCGCCACCTTCGTCGTGAGCAGTTTATCGAAGGTATCAAGCGACCGTCCCCAACCAAACGGGACGTCTAAGATGGCCATCAAGGGACGCGGTGCTCTTTCCGCCATCGACCGCCTGCCGGAAGAATGCGAGCTAATTGTCGGATGGGCAGCACAGGAGCTGTCCGGCCGCGATCGCACACAGGTCGAGATCTATTCCGAGTTCAAGCTGAAGCTCATCGCACTGCAGGGCGAAGAGGGCATCGACTTCGACATCCCATCGTTTTCCGCCTTCAATCGGTATTCGATCAAGTTGGCAATGCTGTCGCGCCGACTGGAGCAAACCCGCGAAATCGCTGAAACGCTCTCCCAGCGCATGGATGCGCAAGGCTCCGACGATCTGACCTTGATCGCAGCCGAGGCGATCAAAACGTTGATCTTCGAGGTTCTCCAGGCGAAGGGTGAAGCCGGCCTCGACCCGAAGGGCGCAATGGAGCTGGCGAACGCACTGCGCGCCGCATCGGCCGCTCAAGCCTCATCGTCCAACCGTCGCCTGAAGCTCGAAGCAGACGACAAGGCTCGCAAGGCCGAGGCGCAGATGAAGGCGAATGCCGAACGCGCCCTCGACGTTCTATCCAGTGAACCCGGCGTTTCGAAAGAAGCGATCGCCCGCGCCCGCCGCGAGTTCCTAGGCGTTCGCCCGAAGGCGCGCGAGGATAGCTCGAATGGTTGAGGCGTTTCCTGTCGGCGAATGGAAGGACCCACCCGTCCTCACCCGCGATCCTAACGACCTGCCCAACGAGCTGCCGCGCGGCGCTGAGATCCCCGAGGATCTCGACCCTTTGTCTGAAGGCGTGCTGATGGCCCACCAGGCCGACTGGATCGCCGACGAAAGCCCGCTGAAGATCTGCGCCAAGGGTCGCCGCACCGGCATCACGTTCGCCGAGGCGCTCGACTGCACCTTGATCGCGGCGGCGAAACGTTCGGCCGGCGGCCAGAATGTCTTCTATATTCCCGACACCAAGCCGAAGGGTCGCGAGTTCATCGGCTATGCCGCGCATTTCGCCAGGACCGTCGCGAAGGAAATGCTGACGATCGAGGACGGGATCTTCTTCGACCAGCGCGAGGACGGCACCACAAAGGCCATCTCCAGCTACATCATCCGGTTCTCGTCCGGCTTCCGCATCGAGGCGCTGTCCTCGAGGCCGGAAAACATCCGTGGTCTGCAGGGCACCGTCGTCATCGACGAGGCCGCCTTCCATCGCGACGTACGCAATGTCATCGACGCGGTCGGCGCCCTCCTGATCTGGGGCGGCAAGATCCGGATCATCTCCTCGCACAACGGCATCTCGAACCCGTTCAATGAGCTGATCAAGGAAGCAGCCGCCGGCAAGAACGGCTTCAAGGTCCACACCTATTCGTTCGGCGACGCCGTCACCCACGGCCTCTACAAGCGCGTCTGCCTGATCAAGGGCAGCGACTGGAGCCAGGAGAAGCAGGACGTTTGGGAAGCCGAGATCCGGTCGGCCTACGGTACCCGCACCGCCAAGATGCGCCAGGAGCTGGACGCGATCCCGGCCGAGGCCGAGGGTTCGGCGCTCACCCGCGTGCTGATCGAGAGCTGCATGTCGCGCGAGCTGCCGGCCGTCATCCGCTGGGATCGACCCGACGACTTCAAGAACCTCGAAGATTTCGAGCGCGAGGAACAGGCGCTCGAATTCTGTGACGGGGTTTTGAACCCGCTTCTAAGCCGCCTCAACCCTGATCTCGAACATGTGTTCGGCGAGGACTTTGCGCGATCGGGCGACAAGACGGCGATTGTCGTCTTCGAGATCGGCGCTGATCTCATCCGCCGTGCGCGCTTGGTCGTCGAGCTGAAGAACATTCCGTTCGATCAGCAGCGCGACATCCTTTTCTACATTGGCGATGCCTTGCCGCGCCTGTCCGGCGGCGCCCTCGACGCGCGTGGCAATGGCCAGTACCTGGCGGAAAAGGCCAAGCAGCGCTGGGGCGATAACATCCACGAGGTGATGCTGTCGGCCAAATGGTACGGCCTTTGGATGCCGGCCTATATCGAAGCCTTCGTCGACAAAAGCCTGCTGTTGCCATTCGACGCCGACGTGCTCGCCGATCACCAGGCGCTCGCCTACGTCAACGGTATCATCAAGGTGCCGGACGGACATTCGTCGAAGGGCGTGGACGGTTATGATCGCCATGGCGACACGGCGCCAGCCGGCGCGCTCGCCTGGTTCGCCTCGAACCAGGACGTGATCCTGTATGAGTATGGTGCCAATCGGAAGATCGCCAAAGACCCGCGCCTTGGTCACAACGGTGGCCCGCCCCTACACCCAGAAGATCAGCCCGGCCGCACGGCCGATATCTATTTGAGAGGATCGCTTTGATGGCGAAGCTCACCACCCTGATTGACTACCTGGGCAATAAGATCAAAGCTACGCTGCTCTCCGAGCACGTCGCGGGAGCACAGGCTGGCGGCGTGAGGCAGGTGGTTTCGGGCCACCCAGCGGACGGTCTCACGCCGCAGCGGCTGTCGCGCATTTTGCGAGCAGCCGCCCAGGGCGAGCCGGAGCAGTATTTCGAGCTGGCCGAGGACATCGAGGAGCGCGACCTGCATTATGCGGCGGTGCTCGCCACCCGCAAGCGTTCCGTCGCCAAGTTGCCGATCACGATCAAGCCAGCCTCCGACAGCGCCGAGCACAAGAAGCATGCCGAGCTGCTGCAGAAGTGGGTCGACCAGGGCGTGCTTCGCACCTCCCTCTTCGACATGCTGGACGGGATCGGCAAGGCGCTCTCGGTCACCGAAGTCGACTGGCAGTGGAACGAGGGCCTGAAGGCTATGCTGCCGCGCGAGCTGATCTGGCGCACCCAGCGCTGGTTTACGTTCGACCAGGAAGACGGCGAAACCGTCCTGCTTCGTGAAGGCGTCGGTGGCGTTCCGCTCGCCGCTCACAAGTTCATCATCCATCGGCACAAGTCGAAATCCGGCCTGACGATCCGATCGGGAATTGCTCGCGTCGCGCTTTGGGCATGGATGTTCAAGTCTTTCACCGTGAAGGATTGGGCAATCTTCTGCCAGAACTATGGCCAGCCGATCCGCATCGGCAAATATGGTCGAGGCGCCACCGAGGCGGAAAAGGACGTGCTCTGGCGGGCGGTCTCCGGCATCGCCGGCGACTGCGCCGCGATCATGCCGCGCGAGATGTTGATCGAGTTTCATGAGGTCGGCTCGAAGAGCAGCTCCACCGACATGTACGAGCGCCGCGCCGATTGGCACAACCGGGAAATCTCCAAGCTCGTCCTCGGCCAGACCACGACGACCGATGCAGTCTCCGGCGGACATGCGGTCAGCCAGGAGCACCGCCTCGTCCAGGAAGACATCGAAAGCGACGATGCCGGCACGATTACCGCGACGCTGCAGCTGCAGCTCGTGCCGAACATCATCGCCTTTAACTTCGGTCCGCAGGATGCCTATCCGACGCTCCGGATCGGTCGCCCCGACGAGCTGCCGCTCGGTGAGTTCGCCGACGCCTTCGACAAGCTGGCGAAGCACGGATTGACCGCCGAGGAAGGTTATCTCCGCGATCGCCTGGGCATCCCGACACCGAAGGCTGGCGCGGTCCTGGTCGGCGGTCGAGCGCCTACGCCTGAAGCGAACAATGACGACCCGGAGATCATCCCGCTGTCGAAAAAGA